TGACTGACTTCGCAAAGAATTCAGACAATCCAGCAAGAGGCTATGTTCTTCAACCTGAAGACGTAATGGACATGATGATTAACCCACAATATGACGAAGCGTAGAGAAACCCCATACGAGCAACTCATTAACATGAGGGCTAAGCCAACACAGTATGGTGATGGCAGAATCAACTATGAAGCCATAATGATGGCTGCACCCCACGAAGAAATAGATGATGAACAGTGGGGAAGAATGGAGATGAAAGAACTCATCTCCAACTACATGTATGAGTTAGACCCAAGGGAACTCTGGATTGTTAACGCAATCATGAGTGAAAATAAATCATTGCAAAACATTGCCGATGAATTGTCTTTCACTAAAACTCACGTGTGGAGACTAAGAAACCAAGCATTCGCTAAACTAAAAGCACTAATGTCACAAGACACCAAAATACGAAAGAAGATTCAAATGGCTTCCACATGGGAAGAATCCGCAACACAATGGATGATGGCAATCTCCGACACAGACGGTCAACGTCCGTCGTCAATCGCCTACATGGAAGACGTACTCGAATACATGCGCCAAGCTGTGTTAGCCGATACGGAGCCACGCTCAGATTCATTTCTTATTTTAGCGAAGCGCACAGTTGCGCTCGCTCGTGAACTAGACGAATGGGATACAGGCGAGATGCTGTCGATGGTAATCGGCAAGCAACGAGACTACGGACACGGCAACATCAATAGCTTTGGTCTCATCGGTATCGTTGTCAGATTGTCTGATAAGATTGAGCGATACAAAAACTTGATGTTAAAGAAAAGAGAACCCAGCCACGAGTCACTGGTAGACACAATCCACGACATCGTGGGATACTGTCTAATAGCACTCATGTTCCTTGACGGAACATTCCAGCTCGAACTAGGAGAAGAACAATGAGCGAAAACGAAAATCAAGACCGTGAACAGATTGATATGTTCTGGGTAGTAGCAAACATCTTTGCACTTATCTATATCATCGAAGAAAAGTTTGGTGCACAAACAATAGAGCAACTTGTTCAAGTAGCCACAGAAATCGAAAAGTCGATGAAAGAAGAGAACCAACAGCAATGAGGTCACGGCAGTTCACAGTCGCTTTCCACAAAGAGGTTAACGTACGTGAACTGTCCAAGATTCTTGCTGCTTACTACGGGGCGGAGAACGTAGAGGTTGGTGCAGGGATGCAAACCAACGGGCTGGACTTAGGATGGGTAGTGGTACACAATGAGCGACAAAGACGACTGGATAAATGAATTCATTCCATCAGAACAGGTGGAACAAATTCAGGCAAACGCAAACAAAATAATCAAAGGACAAGAAACATACTATGAGATGACAGTCCTTATGACACAAGAAGACATGATTCATGCTGTGCGTGCATTTCATTTAATGCAAGGCGGAGATATGGACTCATGGATGATGGGCATGTCGATACTTGCTGCATTGATTGACACAATGGAGTACGCATTAGACCGTGACGACATAGATGTTTGGGAAGACGAATGACAACCATTGTTGCAATACAAGGTTCCAGCTACGCAGCAATCGGCACCGACTCCCGCATCTCATCATTCGATGAGGGCGGGTTAGCGTACCAAATCACCACACTAGGTGCAGGCTCATCCAAGATAGCGTTCAACGGCAAATACATTCTTGGAGCAGCAGGAGACGTACGAGCAATCAACATCCTGCACCACTCATTCACCCCACCAGTACCATCACCCACAACCAAAGGAAAGAAACTTGATGCATTCATTACAAATAAGTTTATCCCTGCCCTGCGAGAATGCTTCGAACTGCAAGGATACGCCATGCCCGAACGAGATTCTTCTGAACACCTTGCAGAACATGGTTCAACCATACTTGTCGCAATACATGGCACAATCTATGTTATTGAAGGCGACTACAGCTGGACTTCCGACTCCACAGGCATCTACGCACTAGGAACAGGCGCACCATACGCATTGGGTGCACTAGCTGTGTTAGCCAAAAATAACAACATCCCACAAGCGACAGCCAAGAAAGCAATCCTGCAATCACTGCAGGTTGCTTCAAAGTTTGACCCGTACACAGGTCCACCATTCAGCACTATGGTGCAGGAACGTTAAGCGTCAACCTTCTGCCAATGCCACGGCTCATACTCAGGATTCTTTGAGCCATCAGGGCGAACAGGCTTACCCTGTAAATAGAAACCGTATGTGGGTGCATTCTTATCCAGCCATGCGAACACAGCAGGGTCAGACAAATCAAAATCAACAGCCAAACCATAACCATGATTAGATGTACCTGGCACCGCACTAGGTGCCTTTCCACGCTTCAAGTAATACGTCTTCTTATCGAAACGGCGAATCACCGTAGGGATTCTGCCTTCATTCTTCAAACTGAAACGGTCCATAAACATGACGTACTGACGTTCATACGAACGATAACCGTTGCCAGTCAACCTCAAATCAACACCCTCAGACCTTGCATGCTTCCACATAGCATTGAAAGACTTGGCAACGGGTACATACAGGTACCCTCCAGCTTTTGTTTTACGTAGCAGCCTTCTGGGAAGCTTCCCATTGGCTACATGTCCCAAAGCTTCAGGCACAACCAATCTCTTAGTTGGATAATTCAGCTTCACTGTGCTCCTCTTCTAATGGCTTCTTCACGGCTTCTACGGTCCTGCTCCTCGAACTGTCTACGCAACTTCTCAGCGTTAATCTGACGCTCACCAACCGTAGTAATTGGCGCACCAGTCAAGAAGTTGAAAACATTCAAACCTTGACGTTCCTCAGAACGTTCAGTCGAAGGCAACAAGTAACGCTCAACTTCCTGCAAACCAGGAATCAAACTAAGGGCAGCGTACAAATCTTTCTGTGAGGCAAGGCGTTGCCCACCAGAAGACTGCACACCCTCACCCAAACCAAACAAGTTGGCCAAAGCCAACACAGGTTCAGCAGCACGAGACGCACCCTGTAGAGGCACAAACTTCTCACTACTTAAAGGAATATTTTGATAGAACTGACGACCAGACCAATACTCCAACGCTGTCTTCAACAGCGGGTTCAAGTTTTGACCAACACGAACAGGGTTCTTCAACATTTCCAAATCACGTTGCACCTGTGTATAACCAATATCAGGCACCGCATACAAGTTGCCACCAAACGGCAACTTGAATCCGCCACCTTCCTTAATCCACTCTGGAACAATGTCATCCTCATCCCCGGCATTCAGGTTGCGAGCCAACGAATTATACATAGCGTACGTACGTGGGCTAAGCCACATCTGCTCCAACTGTAACGGCAAGTTACGGCTCATAAAAATCCAGAACGGAACAAACGCTCTAGCCTGTTCATCCAAGTTAGACAACTTGCTGTAGTTGAAATGGAACTTCTCGATACGCCCAACAGCTTGGTCTAAACCAAGACCCTTACCACCAAGCTCTACAGGAAGAATAGCATCTAATGCTTGCCCCATACGCACAGCACCCTCGACATTCATACCAGCGTTACGAGACACACGGAACAAACCACGCTCCGAAATCCTTGTGGCAGCATTCGCAATTTCTTGATACTGTCCACCACCAGCAGCAAACACTGCGTCCAAAGCACGCTTAGCGTATGGGCGCAAAGCTGGGTCAATATCATTCAACCATCCCAGAGGATTACGGCTGAAAGCACGCCACACATCAACACCACGAAGCATGTTCTTGGTAGAAACACCAGCCACATAATTCATTACAGTTGCACTAAGAGCGTTACGAATATGGAAACGTGGAGACGTAGTCTTAATCGCTTTCCAAATCTCAGTGTACTTATTAATGGCCTGAACAATTCCCTGCGCATCTTTTGGTTTAATTTCAAGAACACGCTGGAACAACGGAGCCATTTCTTCAGCTGCATAAACCCCGGTATTCCCGATTTCTTGGAAACCATCAATCAAGGCACGCTGCATCACCGTAACAAACTCTCCAGCCTTGGCTGTCTTGATTGCCTCCTCAAGTGGTGCACGTTCTGCAGACAAAGCCATAAGCTTTGCTGCATCCTCATGTGCACGCATAGCCAAAGACAAAGAAGTACGTGACTCCGGAGTTGGCAAACTGTTTATGGCAGCCACAATGTCGGACATCTTCATACCCATGCCATACAGCATGCTCGTATCCTGAATAATCTCAGGAGTCATATCGTTAGGCAAACCAGCAATACGTTGAGTTAAACCATCAGGGTCAATCAACTTATATGATTCCTCAATCCACTCAAACACCTCATTAATGTTTTCGTAGTTGCCCTTTTTCTTTAGCTTTGGAATGTCTTTCAATACCTGCTCAACAGCTGGAATCCAAGACTCAATAGAAGCCTTAGACCTTTCTATCTCATCCAAAGAGTTTCTAGCAGCAGCCACAGAAGCGTCGTATGTTTCACGTATTCCACCAATTAACACCTGTGTCTGAGCCAAATCACCAGCAGCAATCAAAGCATCGGGATTAACCTCGTACGGCGCAACACGAGTCTGAGCTTTCAGTTTTTCAATAGAAGCCTCCATCTCTAACTCCGCTTGAGAACGCTTACTCACAGCTTTCAACTCGTCTGTCTTGGTCTTTAAAGTGTTAGCAGCAGAAGCAACCCTGTCCTCAAGAGGGATATAACGCTCCATAGCGTCCTCAAGATTCTTCTTCTCCAACTCAAGTTTCGCCCTGTCGGCAATAACATTCTTACGAGACTCAGAGTTCAAACTAAGTTCATCACGTACAGCACCACGCTGTGTTTCCAAATCCCTAACAGTATTCTGAAGATTTTCCAAATCCTGCTGCTGCTTCTTAGTGAAACGCTTACCCCTGGAAAGAATATCATTACGTTTTGTTCTTGCAGCATCAAGATTAGCCCTAGCTGTTTTAAGCTGGTCATCAAGACCAGCCAAACGCTGCTTAATAGGCTTCATGGTGGCAATCTCTGATTTGGTTTCAGCTGTCTGAGCAAGACGCTCATCAAGAACCTTCAAATAATCCTTAGCCCTAGAAAGAACTGTTTTGCCACGACCACCAGGCATCCCAGCAACAGCAGTAGCCAAAGCACCCTCAGAATAGATAGCATCCATCTGCTTTTCCAAAGCAACAATCTCAGAGTTCAACTTAGTAAACTCACGAGTCAAAGAACGGGCCTCTTGAACACCACTAGTGCCATCAATAATATTTCTAGCACTAACCCTACGTCCCTGTGGTGGAACACCAAACTCACGCATCTGTGAAGCAGCATTACGGAAAGACTGACCAATATCCTGAGCACGTTTAGCACTCTTAGGTCTCTTCGCTGCACGCTCCGCTGCAGCAAGAGCATCATAACTTTCAGCCTGCTCCAACATGCGACGAACAGAATCCTGAACCTCTTTTGTGGTAGCCGAAACACGTGGGCGAGACTTCAATCCATTAACCAATCGAAGGTTGTAAGACCTGAGATTTTCCAGTTCTTGAATCTGGGTCTTAGCAGCTTTTTCAGCAAGAATCATCTTGCCAGTTTCCTTAGCACCACCAGCAAAACTAATACCTGATTCTTTTTGTGCAGCTTCAATAGCTACACGTTGAATCTCTTCAACCCAAGCATTAGCTGATTCTGGACCATACTGCACACCCTTTTTTGTTGGTTGAATTTCACCCTTAAGACCCTTGGCAGTAGAAAAATCTTCACCAGTAATACGTGTTCTCTGAATGAGGTTCTTTAATCTTCCTGATTGAATATAATTCTTGGCAGCCACAGGGTCGCCACCAGTAATCAACAAAGCAATATTTTGTTGAATCTCATTACGAGTATTAATAAACACCTTGTCAATATCTCGTCGTGCTGTACGACCAGAAATCATCGTCAAACCTTGATTCTTGAACTCAGACAAAATCTGTTCAATACTGCGGTTGTCTGCAACCATTTCACCAACAGAAGAATACAAACCAGCAGTTTTAGTTCTACTAGCTTTAGTTAATGCAGCGTACTCCTGCCAAACATCATTCAAATCATTAAGGTACTCACGCAATTGACCCCAAGTAGCTACAGCCTGTTCCTCGCCACGGGCAATAGCCAAACCAAGAGCAGTATCACGTTCCACAGCCTTACCAGAAGAAACCCTGTAGTTCTGAATCTGCTCATTAATTGTCTTAATCCTGTTAGACAATGAACGGTTCTGTGATTCAATAACTTCAATCATCACAGAATCTTCAAGAACCTCACGCTCAACCTTTGTGAGTTTCTTATTGGTTTTAGCCATCTCGGCATCAATAATGCGCATTCTGCGACCAAAATCAATAGAAGTCCTAGCCTTCTGAACAGCCTGATTCAACTGCTCCTGCGCTGCATACTGATAAGCCCTAGCAGCACCCTCATCATTCAACGTCCTAGCATTTGTCTCCAAAGCTTTAGCAAGCTTTTCAAACACGTTACGAGCATCGTTAGCAGCAGATTCTAATCCAGTTTCAGCAAACACGGCATCATATGTTGCTTGAGAAACACGTGCAAGGTCAGACTTCAGCTGACGTTGTGCCTGATTTCTTACCTGTTCACGAATCTCGCGTTCAGTTAATTCAATAGGACCATCATAAGCACGAGAAATAGCACCAAGTCTTTTAACATTGGATTCAGCTTCTTGAATCAATCTATTAATTCTTGCTGTTTCTTCACGAACAGCACGTTCTTTAATTAGACCCAAACGCCTAATTTCATCATCGATGCGCTGTAAATTTGGACCAGCAGTTTCACGCATTGCAGTCAAAGAACGAACACCAGAATCAATTTGTCTAATCTGTGGAGTGGTTATATTCTCAAGCTGACCACGCAAAGAATTCAGCTCTTGACGAGCTTCATCTAAAAACTGTTTAGTATTGGAATCCGGAATTTCTGGCTGGAAACGGAACTCCCCACGAACAACACTGCCATCAACGCCTTCAGTTAAATCCTTATATATCTTTTGCGCATTTTCTAGTCTCTTCTGCGCATTATATAAATCATTCTCAGCTTTCCTGATTGTGGAAGCCGAAAGATTACGTCCACGCTTTCCATTTAAAGCATTTTGCTTCTTTATAACATCGGCTTCAAAACGCTGAACATTCTGCAAAGCACGATTAAGTTTCTGCTCAGGAACAACACCACCACGAGCAACTGAATCATAAATCAAATCTTTAATACGGGTAACTTCTTCCATTACATCATCAGGAAGAATCAACCCAGCATTATCAATAGAACGACGCAACAGATAACCAGTAGACTCACCATCAAGACGCAGACGTTTAGCCAAACCAAAAGACTCATCACCCTGTGTGCCAATGCGTACAACCTGTGTCACTTCTTCAGCTGGACGACCAGTAGAAACAGCGTCAAGCTGTTGCTGCTGCTTGATGGTTGATTTACCCATCGCCTGCTTAGCAGCCTCTGGAAGTTTGCTCTCAAACTTTTTGCCCATGTTGACTTTCTTATCAACATCGTCTTTTAGTTTCTGCAACGTTTCAGCCATATCATTGTATGTATCCAAAGTGGCGTTTAGTTGGTTGGAACGAGCCTTAACGTCTTCAACTTCGTTCATTAACTCTCTGCGAATAGCAAGACGGTCTTTGCGTAAAGCACGCATGTCTTCGCCATGCTTGGCAATATCGTTATTAAGTTTAGTAATTTTTGCTATACGAATATTTTCGTTAAGTTTAATTGCGTCTGATAAATCAAGTTGTTCAGCATGTAAAGCAGAAATTTTTGCATCCACAGAGAGGGCATCACTAGACATCTGTGAAAATATATTGTCTGAACGCTGAACCAAATCCTGAAAAACTTTTTTCTGGTTAGACAAACGAACAGCCAAAAGGTCTTTCAAACTCTTCGTAGCAAGAGTTATTGACTGTTTGGCACTAGTCTCGAGACTCTTCAAAGCGTCAGCAGTTCCGTCAAGGAGTTCTTTCATTTCTGCTGCAGCAGCACGGTTAGCTTCTTTTGTGCCAGCTATATCTTTAACAAACTTAAAAGCTTCTTTGTCGTCAATACCGACACCCATTTTCTTCAGTGTTTCAACCAAAGCTTTATCGCCAACACCTTTACCCATACCCTGAACATATGCGTCTGCAATGCGACGAATATCTGTTTCTAAAACATCTTCAGTAATACGGTCTGGGAAAGCACGACGCAAAGTAGCATTAATATCCTCAGCAGTACCAGTCTTGAAAATTACTTCCTTGCCAAGAATCTTGTATTTACCAGCCTTAATACGTCGAGCCTGAGCAAAAGGGGACTGTGTAACATCATCAACGGTAGCAAACATTGTTGCACCCAAATCACGAGCCAACTCCTCATCACCAGCCAACAAACGACGACCAGAGCGACTCCAAATGTGAGGAACATAGTTATCTAAATAGCCAATTTCCTCACCAGTGGAAAGTTTGAAAGACTCACGAACATCGTCAAAAAACTTCCTGAATGTAGCAGCCTTAATATTATTGGGGTCAGCACCAGACTCCAAGGCACGAGTAATAGCAATTGCTTCCTCATTGCCATCAATAGATTTTCCTAGCTCACGACCAACAGCACTCCATGTACCAGCAAAAGCACCACCAACAGCAGCACGTTCATTATTACTTGCAATAAACGTAGCAGCCTGTGTAGCACTAATAGCACCACGACCAGTAGCCAACTTCGTAATAGCCTCTTCAAGACCCTGAGGTGCGCTACGCAACAAACCATCCCTAGTGGTCACCAATTTCTGAACAGGACCAGAACCAGTAATACGTGCACGACCACGAGCAAGCTTGCGAGAAATATTCTCGCCAGTCTTGCCACCAACAAGACGATACTTATTATTAAAATAAATACCTGGCTGGCTAAAACCAAACATAGTGCGCTCAGCACTAGTTAAATCACCAACACCATACTTACCAGCACGAGTAATAATGTCATCCAAAGCTTCTTTAGTTATGCGACCACGAGCAACATTCTGTACACCCTGACGAGCAATAGCAGCAGAGCTCGCAGCACGACCGGTTACACCGGCAACAGCAGAACCACCCAACGTCAAATACGTCAACGGGTCAGTAACAACATCACCAGCAAAACCAGCAATACGGTCAAGCCACTTATTACCTAAACCACCAGACTCGGCAAGAATATCACCAAAACCAATATGCCTCTGTGTTTGCCCAACAAAATCATTCCAAGAAGCCTTGGTGTTCTCGTTCATGTCAACAAGGTCAGCAAGTTCCTTGATACCAGAAACAATACCGGCACGACCCAAATCCAAAACCTCCAAAGGTTTTGTGATTGCCTTACCTAAAGGACTTTCCAAAGCCCCAGCAATAAGACCCTTCCAACCACCAGGACCACCAGAATCTGCAGAACCAGTTTTCTTCTTAGAAGAATATGCTGCATAATTAGCAGCAGCCTGCTGTTTCAAAGAGTTTCCGGAAGCCCCATAAGCACTACCGCCCTGGGCAGCAATACGGCGAGCAAGTTCTAAACGGGGGTCAACAGCCATACTAAATAAGGAAAATCGTTACTTCATCCCACGCAACTGCGAAAGCATCGCAGCACGACGAGACAGAGTATCCACAAATGGGGTACGACCAGCAGATTCCAAAGACTGGACATTCTTTGCCAGATACTCCTGTCGCAGCCCCTCCTGCTTCACACGCTCCCCCTCCAATGTCTTCACCAAAGCCTTCTTACGTGCAGGAGACAAAGACTGAATCTGTTTAGCCACAGCAGGGTCCAAAGCAGAAGTATCCAGTCCCAAACCCTGAGACAACAAAGCCTTTTTAGCTACCCCACCAAACTTTGATTTTGGTGCAGGATTCGTAATAGATGAAATCTTTGCAAGATTTTCATCAACCTTCGACAACCTATTCTGAACCTCGGGAGACATCGGAGCAAGGTCCGGCATCTGCGCATACGTTTCAAGAGGGTTAGGCAAATAACCCTCCTCAAAAATAGTCTTATCCTTCTTCTTGCTAGAACGTGAAGAAGAAGAAGTAGATTCATTAATTTCATCAAAAGCCGTATCAACAGCAGAACTAATCCATGTAGAAGAATCAGGACCCAAAGCTTCAAGCAACTGCTGCTTAGCACTAATAGGGTCAAGCTGACCACTAACCAAACCACTGAAGACACCCTTGATGTCTTCGTTAGGGCTAGCCAACAAAGACTGAGTAAAAGGTAAACTGGATTCCTCACCTTCATCAACCAAAGAAAGAGGGTCGTACGTTCCAGTCATTACAGCAAACTCTGGGCTAAGAAGCATCTCAAGATACTTCATAAACGCATTCATTTCAGAAGAAGTAGCCATTACCTATTCCTCCCATTCCTAGGTTTAGGGTTCTTTGGTTTAGGATTTTTAGGCTTAGGTTGAACACCAAGCAAATCACCCAAACCTGGAACATTCGCACCCTGACCAACAGCGTTCAACAACAAACCAAGCAAATCATTCCTTGCTGTAGCAGCCTGAGATTCAAGCTGTGTACCATAACCAGCACGTGCACCCTCAAGCGCAGCTAAAGCCTGCGCACGCATAGCCTCAGCACCAGTCATCTGACCAGTACGACCAGTCTCAAAAGCCCCACCTAACTGTTGGGCTAAATTATTAAAAGCAGTAGCCTGACCTTGATTTTGTGCCTGCAAAGCAGAAGCAAACTCCTGCAAAGGAGTTGCGCTTACACCCTGAGACTCCAACAGTTGTTGCAACTGTGGAGTAACCTCAACATTCTGTGCCTGCATGTTTGCATAAGGATTAACTTGACCAGAAATCTGGGCCTTGAGTGCATCCACAGCAGTATTGATTGTTGGTGTAGCAGCAGAGTATTGTTTCTGCAATTCACCCAGCAATGCGTCTTGCTGTTGGCGGTATCCACCATCATTAATCATTCCAGCAATCAAACCGCCATAGCGATTTAGATTGCGTTGCATAATTTTTTGTTTCTCTAGTTCGGCTTTGGCTTTTGCAGCCTCAGCAGAACTACCACCTCCGCCACTCATTGAGCCAAACAAACGCAACAAATCAGAAAAACCACCGGCACCAGTCTGACCATAAATATTGTCAGTGGGTGAACCACCATCCAAACCTAAACCTTCAAGAATTTCTGCTGTGCTTGGTTCCCCAGGTCCAGCTGGAGACCATGCTCCACGCATGCTCGACGAACGTGTTGGAGTAAAATTTGAAGTAGAATTTGCCTGTCTTGACGGATATTCACGACCAAAGTCTTGGCGCATAATCTGACCAGGAATAGACTTTAACCAGTCACCAAAATTTTGTCCACCAAAAGCTTTCTCTACTTTTTCCCTGTCTCTTTTTTGTTTATCAACATTTGGAACCTTGTCCATAGTTTGTCTACGAGATGCCATCATCATCCTCCTAAAAACGGTTGAAACCCACGAAGAAGCGCAGCTTGCTCGGCAATCTTGCGATTCTTCTCACCTTCAATATCTAGCAAACGTTGCTGATAGCCAGCCAACAACTCAGCATCAGATAAATCCAAACCCTGCAAAGCATCCGACATATCTTGCTGGGCACTAGTCAACTCATCAAGATTCCTCTTAGCAAACTCGGTTAAACCACGCTCATACACACCAGACCGAACACCCGGACCAGCCAGCCCACGACGAGTAAAACTAGAAACAACACGAGGAGCTTGCTGCTCATAACCCTGCTGGATGTCAAACTTGCGTCTAGCACCCCTCTGCTGGGCTAGGAAGCGTGCGTAGGCGTTCTTGGCTGTGGAAGCACCATAAGAGCTGCCAGCAGCCCCTTTCTGCCCCTCATAATCAAAGAAATCCACGTTACTCATAAAGTCTCCCTAGAAATAGGCTCAATCGTCACATTTATCATGTTTTAATGATGTAGTTCAAAATAATGGTCGGCTGGACGTTATTGTGGGCACCACCGCCACCAGCCGTAGAATCAACAGTCAAAGTGTGGGTGTGACCACCATCCGCCGAGTGAGTGTGACCACCACCAGTAACGGTATTCTCATCAGAGTTTGTAGTACCAGTGCTTGGAGCTTTAGCAAATCTACCTCCAGCATGACTGTGAGCAGTTGTACTGGTACTTGCACGCCCCTGAACAACGTGGTTGTGGTCGCCAATCGTGTTGTGGCTGTGAGACCCAGCAGTACTAAAAGAACTAGTCGTGTGACCATGATTAGGTACCTGAGCAGTAGTCAATGTGTGGCTTTCCGAACCACCAGTCGCACCCAAAACGTCACCATCTAAACCGCCAGACAAGTTCGTTAACCTGTTAGCGGATGTACCACCCATATCGTCTTCACCAGCTACAACACGACCACGCAAATCAGGAAGGTTAAACGTTGTAGAACCATCACCAACACCATAAGTAGTTCCAATAGTGGTGAACAACGATGCATACGTTGTTCTACTAATAGCCTGACCAAAACATAACAACCAGCCACTAGGAGCAGAAGAACCAGCAAACGGCATCAAAGCACCAGCAGGCACAACACCAGGAACATCTTTATTCTCCCACAAAGAAGTAGTAGAATTATAAAAAATACCTTGATTGTTTGTTGGAGTAGAAATCAACACATCATGAATTTCTTTCAACTCAAAACCGTTTTGAATCTTTACAAAAATCTCACCAGAAGAAACATGAGACTTGACAACCCAGCCAACAAACACGGCATGAGCAGGAGGTGTTGGGGCTGTGCTGGTAACAGCACCAGCCGTAGAAGACACCCACAAAGGAGTACCATCAGAATATGCACTAGTGTCAATACCACGAAGCATTCCGCTAGTAGTAACAAAACCTTCAGCACCATTCGCTATAGACTCAGCTACAACACCAAAAGTTTTACTAGATGTTGTTTCAGAGTCGGCATCAGCTAAAGCAACACGTATACGTTGACCCTGTGCACCATCAACATAAACAACCTGACCCTTAGTTAAAGTAGAACCAGTATTGTTGTACACCAACTGGTATTCTGCTTGACCGATAAAAGCCTCAACGTTACCGCCAGCTAATAAATATGTAAAAGTTCCGTCATCGGCAGACCACATAAGTTTACCGACATTATTGGGGGCAGTAGGAGCTAAATCGAACTGCACAAACTCTGGACTAGAAATAGAATCAACAGCATCCAAAATGTTTGTGTTAATCCACTGACCACTACCAGAATACTTCAACATCTGACCAGTTGAAGCAGATGTTATAGTCACGTCACTCAAGTCATCAAGAACGGCAGAACCTAAAGTGCCAGCAGGTCCTTGGGGACCTGTTGCACCAGTAGGCCCCTGAGGTCCAGTAGGACCAATCAAACTAGTTGGAGACCCCCACACACCAGCAGTTTTGGGACCATAAATTTCATCAGTTGTTGTATTAATCCAGAAATCGCCATCAACGCCGTCAAGAGAAGTAGGAGCAACAGTTCCATTTAAAACACTAAAACCTTGTGGTCCTTGTGGACCTGTCGCACCCGTAGCACCTGTTGGACCAGTTGCACCTGTCGGACCAGTAGCACCAGGGTCACCCTGTATACCCTGTATGCCTTGTGGTCCTTGAGGACCTGTCGCACCTGTTGGACCTGTGGCACCAGTCGCTCCAGTTGGTCCTGGCTCTAATGTTAAGTTCAATGTTTGAACAGGGAATGTGCCAGTTATTGTGGCAGCAGATGGTGTGCCAGTACTTACCGTGCCAATAGCAAGTGTGTATGTATTTGCTGTTACAGATTCATCTAATACTTTTAAATATTCTTTTAAAGATGTGAAAATGTGTTGCAGTGTTTTAGCGTCAGCAGAACGTAACGCCCCCAATAAGGGGGCGGTCCAAATACTTACGGGAGGTTGGTCACGGGGGGTTGTTGCCATTGTTTCCTACGATAGATACCTGACGACAACTATTCCTGAACCACCAGCAGCAGCAGGGCGAGCAACACCTGACGAACCACCGCCGCCACCGCCACCAGTATTGGCAGTACCAGCAACAGCAACAGCAGCATTAGTAGCACCTTTACCGCCACCACCTGAACCGCCATCACCACTTGTAGCAAAGTTGGAACGTCCACCTCCACCACCACCAGCGTATGTAATAGATGCACCAGTTATAGATGATGCAGTACCATCTCCGCCTTTACCGTATGGTGATGCTGCATCTGAGTTTGCACCTGCAGCACTAGCACCACCACCTCCGCCACCGCCAGCAGAAGAACCAGACGGAACACCATCACCACCATTGTTACCTTGGCCAGAAGTTCCTGTTCCGCCAGTTGAATCACCGCAACCACCACCACCAGAACCACCAGAACGCCCGTTGCCACCTGACGAGTTTTCGCCGCCAGACCCGCCACCAGTAGAAGTAACAGAATCAAAAACAGAGTTATCACCAGATGTCGGTGTCGCCCCACCATTACCACCAACACCAACAGTAACGGTGTATGTACCTGCGGCTTTGCTACTAAGTGTGCCAGTTTTCATTCCGCCAGCACCGCCGCCACCGCCGCCGCCTTGAACCGCTACACCGCCGCCGCCACCGCCTGCAACAACTAAATACTCAATGTCTTTAGAACCAGCACCACCAGCAACAAACGATGACGAACCAGTTGAAGTAAAACTATGAACCGTGTACGCACCAGTAAACGTGACCGTACCACCCGAAGCCCATTGACGGCTCGTATCTTTAGCCGAAGCAGCGACAACACCCGCAGCAAACATCAGGCAGTCAACTGTCCAAACAGCACCCAAGTATTCGTTGCCGTTTTAATCAAAGAAGCCACACCATACTGAACAAGAATCTTTGTCTTACTTGTATCACTATTCAAAGTCACACCACCAGCACCAGCAAACGTCACCTGACCAGCACCCAACTGCACAAATGAAATCTGTGAACCAACAGCAAAAGCGACGGAACTATTCAAAGGAATAGTTACCGTCATGCCAGTAGCTTTATCACACAAAATGGTTGTGTTCTCGTCACCCAACGCCAAAGTAAAACTGTCTGTCTTGGCTGTCGTATTAGTTAGCACACCAATCTTTGCTGCGGTCACAGCATCGTCGGCAATCTTTGCTGTAGTTACGGCACCAGTAGCAATAGCTGAACTTCCAGCCTGAACAGTACCATCGGCATGCACAAGAGAGCCTTCAACAAAAGTTTTAACGTCACCGAAGTTTGTATTAACTTCGTTGGCGTTAGCAACCGTGCTGTTGCTGAAAGTGTTTGTAATATTTAATGTAGCCATTATGCTGTGACCCTTCTTGGACTGTACTTCAAAGTATGACTATTGATTCCCCACGCAACACCACCTGGACCCACAAACTCCAGCTGAATACTACGAGCAAGACCCATATTGCGACCTTTAATAAGCTGTGAACCACGGTTAGGTGCACCCCAATAAGCGACACCCCACTGCGAAGTCCCCCAAATCATTCCACTCAAAGTTTGAGGTAACGCCAATGTGTAAGCACGAATTTCTGTGCCGTCAGCTTCCTCATAATCACGGAAAACTTTAACTTGCATATTCCCTGCAACAGCACTTTGCTTCGCAACAATATCGGGACGCTTAAACATTTTCTTCTGACTATAAGTACCAGCGTCATACCATTTAGTACGATACCTACTAGTAAAAGAAGTGTCAGTACCAGTAATATTGTCTTGAGTTTGGTCAAACATGTCAATGTTCAATATTCTTGGTTCCGTTGCATGTGCAGCAAGATTGTATGTAGTACCAGCATCACTAACAAAAGTAGTTCCACCATTCACCCCACGACCATCAGCTGTGCAATGTTGAACCCATGCACCACGCTGACCAATACCAGGGTCATACACAAAAGACATACTTGAATATGTAAGTGTCGTTATTTCACTGTATGGAAGAGAAACCCATACACGTTGGTTAATGTAGTTAACAAAAATAGAATCAAGAGAAGCAGTATTTACATACCCCAAATCAAACATTGGTCGCATGGGTTCAAACAAATCCAACACACGCTCACCGTTATACACCATCAAACCCTCAGGATACGAAAAGAAATACACACCACGTTCCGTGGATGCGTACGCATTACCAGACAATGAACCAACGTTTCGTGAAACCTCAACAACTTGAAAAGTGTCAGAGTCGTAACCAAAAATTGCAAACACAGACTTCTTCTTGAAGACAACAAGGTGACCAGTAATGCTGGCAAGACCAGTTATTTCCTCACCACCATCCTTGATATCAATGTAGTCTGTGGAAGCCCAATCCTCTGGACTGTTTGGATGTGACCAACGAATACGGTTAGGGTAAGCAGTCGAGTCCTCGTATGTGTTGGCAACAAACACTTTGCCTGCATGCGTAATCGCATGTGAGGCTTTCGGGAAATAACCACCAGTAGGAGAAAGATACGAGTTCTGCCAAGTAGGACCACTAGCAGTCAACAGAGTTGCAGTAGTGCCAGTAGACCAACTAAACGACTGTGTGCTAGCCCCAGTAACGCCATATAGTGTGTTACCCCACGGAGCAAAAGAAGCACCATCAGGGCTGGAAACATCTATGTTTGTGATGTTGGTAAAGTTTCCACCAGTTGAATACCACACCTTGCCATTTGTTGCCGATTCAAAACCTGTTGTAAACATTGCATAGTTAGTTGCTCCATCAAAAGCAAAAACCTTTTTAGGGTTCCACGTACCAGTAATAGCGGTCGTGTTTACACGACGCATAGCTCCACGACTAAAGACACCACCACGTGGGTCAATCTCCACATTCAACATACGTGGAGACTCGTTAGGTGCAAGTTGAAACTGGTCAGCTCGAAGATTTAACCCACCAGTAAAATCATCTTGGCGAATAAGACGCAAAGAAGAAGCCATCTTATAGCGTCCTTCCAAGTGATTCAAGCCAGAACTTTTCTGAGAAACGAGTCGAACCTTTAGACATAACCATTGGACGATGAGAATCGGGACGCATAATTTCACGACGAGCCAACGCAACAGCCTCATCAAACGACTGCTTATACATAGCAGACATTTCATTATCTTCCTGCCTTTTGTATGACTGAGAAATTGCGTAATACGCAATAGCTAAATGAAAACGGTCATCACAATCAATTTCTAAAGTGTTGTTAGTTACCCACGTATAACTAGGCTTACGATAACCACGAACAGTAATCGGGTATACAGTGTCAGGCTTAGGATACAAACTTATAGTGTCTCCCCACAAAGTATAATTTAATGGGCGTGACGGAATATCAAGAGAACCATTCCACATAGCCTCGGCATAATCGGTACTAGTCAAAGTCAAACGATTTCCCGATGTGCTGTTATCCACCATGGAAACAACTTCACGCAAATCACCAGAACCAATACCAGAAATTGGGTACTCACGCTGGTTAATGACGGTGTTCATTGTGTATGTTTCTTGCAGAAACGGCCATCGACGTTCAAGATTGATGATTCTTTGAAAACCATCTTTCATGTACTGCTGAATCAGAGACAGGGGCAAGTCAACAGAGTCCAAGTCCGTGATGTCACGAACAATAGTTGTCAGCTCTGCGACTGTACTCATTTATCATCCTTTTTAGCCATAGAACGCAAGTGACCAACACAATAGTCAGTCTCTTTTGCTTTGGGTCCTTCACAGGTGTCGTTGTTGGCTATACAGCGATTGCGCCCCACATAGGGGGCACTGGCAGCAGCTAGACGAGAATTGGGCTGTGATTGGGCTGGGCGAGAATAGCGGTTAGCTGGCTCGCCATACAGGGAGTATGCTGGTTGAGATGTCATACTAAATAGCCTATTTCGTTACAAAAGAAAAAGGGGGCTTACGCCCCCCGTTTCTCGGGATTACTATTTGCGGTAAATAGATACAGCAGTTGAGCTGGTGACAACACCTACGAAAGTGCCTGATTCTCCAGCACCTACTGTTGCATTGCCGACCACAGTAACTGTCGTACCACCGACAAGAACTGCATTATGGCTTGAACCAGCAAGGTTAACAATCGTAAATTCAAACGATGTACCTACCGCTTCATCTGTCAACTGAGACAGAATCTGAGCAGCTGTGGCTGTCGTAAGGTTGCGATTGGCAGATGGGTCGATGGTAAACAACTTGCTATCAACAAGCTGTGCAGCGGTCAACGTAGCAGCAGCGTCAGACAAAGATACAGCAGTAACCTTTTCATGTGCCGTCACATAAGCTGACAAACGTGTGCGTGTAATTGGACCATCGGTTTCATTAGATTTAAGTGGCATTGTTTCTCCTAGAGATAAAGTGGGGTTGGGTTAATAGTGAAAGTGTGCGGGGGTTTCCCCCCGCCACAATCAAAGTTAAGCAGTCTTGGCTGTAAGCTTGCCTTGCTTCTCACGGTTGCGGACAGTGAAGTTGCCGTAGCACATGATGAGCGCATAACGAGCATCAAGGTCTTCTGGACGCATGAACTCTGTCTGAGCAAACCACTTGCCTGAGTGACCGACCAGCGTGAGGTACTTGCTGTTCAAGAAGAACATGGTACCTGAAGGGCAGTGCACATCATAGGTTACAGGAGCAGCTTTGAACAACAGGTTCTGGAAACCAGCATCTGCTGTCTTGTTGTCAGTGTAACGCAACTGTGGTTGCAGCAATGACTCATACTTTTCGTACAAGGTTTGCGTGGTCAACACCATGTCTGGGTGGTCGTTACCAACCGAAACAGTGTTGTATGCGATACCCATCTGGAGAAGGGTCAACGCAGTAGCGGTGTTCTCTTCGTATGAGTTCCAGTAAGAGCTAGTTGCACCATCGATACCACCAACGGAGTTACCGTTTTCAACAAGGTTGCCAAGACCGTTCCAGTCTTTGCCCGAGTTGCCAGTTCCGTTAGCGAAGAACATCTGGTTGAAACCTTCACGCAGTGACTCTTCAGCCTGCATGATTTTTGCTTCCAGAAGGTTAACAATTGCTTGTTCGCCGTTGTTCTTTGCTTCTTCAATACCGCTGATAGCGATAGAAGCTGCGTATTGCTTCCAGTCGTATTCAGCAGCAGTGATGCCACTTTGTGGTGTCAATGAAATTGGGTCATAGCCTGAGTATGAAGCCACAGTGCTGTTGGTGCCGTAAATCAACGGCTCAACAATCTTGGTTCCACCATCAAGCATGCGGATACGACCTTTATCCATAAGGAAATAGGTCAATGGACGTGCGGTGAACACGTTGTCAGTCAACTGGTTGCGGTAATTCGCAAGCGTCGTTGACAGAAGTTGGTCAAAATTAGGGTTTGACATTTTTACTCCTCGGTTAAATTAAAATCAGGAAATACCCAACTGCTTTTTAGCAGCAGTAAAAGCATCCCTAAAACTTGTTACAGGTTGAGTATCAGGAGTTGTGTTCTTAGCTGACGAACCACCGGCAATAACAGAAGACTCACGCTTAGCCTGGGTAACCTGGGCTGTTTTGCGTTCATTCTCCTGTTGTACCTTCTGGTTCACAAGTTGCTGCTGACGAATCTTGTCATAAGCCAACTGTTTATGGATTGACTCCAAATCAGTTGAACCTGTAGCAAGTGCCGTCGCAACTACTTCGTTTGCGTCGAACTCTTCTCCGTACTTTTGCTGAAGATTGCCGATAGTACGCTCCAGTTCAAGAAATGCCTGTTGTTCCTCAAAGGAACGAATACGGCTTTCCAACTGTCGGTACTGCTGCTCGACCGGGTCAACATACAAATCCTCATCTTCTGTGGCTTGGTTAAAGTTGACGCCGTAATGAGACTGCAACAGTTCAATTGTGGCAGCAGGGTCATTGTCCAACGCTTGTTGGATTGCCTGTGCAAATTGTACCTGTCGTCGCTCTTCAGCTAGTTGTTGTGTCTTGCGGGTATAATCCGCTTGACGCTGATATCCAGAAACCGCTTCCTTCAGAGGAACTTCAAGTTCTTCTCCGTCAACAACTACTTTGATATATTTATCGCCGTATTCATCTACCGGAAAATAGTCAATAGTTGACTCTTCGGTTGTTGTTTCTTCTCCACCTTCGATTTGTCCATCAATGATGGGTTCCGAGGTTTCGTCTTCAATAATTTCGTTTTCCACGATGTTCTCCAGAGTCCGTAAAAGGTTGCTCTAATAAGTAGGATTTTCGTTACATGGTGTTGGGCAAAGAAGCACCTTGAGCTTCGATTGCAGCCATCATCTGTGGCGAAATCGAACTAGGCATTGGCATGCCACCCGTTGGAACTTCTTCTTCCATCATCATTTCTTCCCCAGGTAATCCTGGTTGACCTGGGAGACCTTGGGGCAACTCACCCATAGGTGGTTGCTGTTCCTGCATCATAGGTGCAGGTGCAGCCAAGAAAGCTTCAGGTGCTTTCACACCAAAACCAAACTGCAACACGTGACGAGCAAGTGCAGCCATGTCAACAACTCCGGCACCCACAAAAGGAGCCATAGCATCAACCATCTGCAACGCCATCTGACGTCGGAACGATTCGTTTACTGGTTGTGTAGAACCAGCTTCAACTTCGAAATCAAACTCGCCCTTGATGTAGTCAGCATCAAAGTTCACCCAAATAGGCATAGCGGAAGAACCAACCACACGAACAGCTTGTTCACCAGTCATAAACTGTTGAGCCAAAGCAATCAAACGCTTAGCACACAAAGAAATAGCACGTTCAATCTCTGCCAACTTGTCAGACGTGCGAGCATTCATGGCATCCTGCATGATTGCTGCTTCTGTGGCTGTACGGCTAATTTCGCTAGCACCGCCACGCATAAACTCGGCAACACCACTAATGCGGTCAATGTCTTGCTGAATCAAGTTAGACACAGAATACATTTCTGGTGGGTTAACAACAGCAGGCATAGGAACAATAACAGAACCCAGTGGGTCTTCTGTGATTACCGGCACAAGCGTGTTGTCCTCATCAGACTCTAAAGCATTGCGTCCATCATTGTCAAAAGCCGACTCCTTATATAGCCATTTACGTGAGAAACGCTTACGATGGTTCATCATCTGTGTACGAGTGGCGTTTAACTCATACTGCAAAGGCTCAATAGCTTCCAGTTCACCCATCGGGTAGAACTGGTCTGGAACATCATAGTTGCGAATCATCACAAAAGGATGACCAAAGCCAAAAGGAATCTTTGTGGGGGCCACAAGAAACTTGTTTCCGTTTTCACAGAACACGGCAACAGTTCCACGTTTTAAATCATAGTATTCCCATACATCGACAAATGCTTCATCCATTTGGCGATTATGACGTGCACGTTCCTCGTCTTCACCCCAACGAGAATAATGGGTTCCTTCAACCTCTTGACGTGCATTACGATTGTATCGTGGGTCATTCTGGACATCTTTCAATGGACGACGTACACGCTGGGCAATCCATGTCATGTCATCTACAGATGTGGCTTCAGGGTCCACAAAAACATCAAAAGGAGAAACACGCTCAACAAAGGGGCGGTCTTCCACCACAACAGTTTCAGCTTCAATATTGAAACCTTCCTCGGGTGCAGCAATCTCTGCATCCTCTTCAGTTAACAAATCAGTATATTTTGATTCTTCAATAAAACGATAACCGACCTTCAACCAACCATGACCAACAATCAGGTAATCGTCTACTGCACGGCGCATTTGTTTTTGGCAATCAAAATGACGCCACCAATAGTTAATTACAGCTTCAGTAATAACAGCACGGTCAGCATCTTCCTGCTTACGAGCACCAACAGTAATCTTAGGATGGTTAACAGCGACACTAGGGGCAATAACGTTAATAGTCGAAAAACACGTGTTGACTAGCATGCGGTCTTCTTCAGTTAAATCATTCAACTGCTTACCACGATACAAATCAATCAAACGACGCCAAAGGTCGTCGTAATTTTCCTCATCACGCCATTTACGTGAATACGTAATCTTTTTACGGTAGCTAGCCAAAACGCTAGCATTTGAAGGACGAGCCATTAGGCTTCCTCGGTCTCTTCAAGGTATGCTTCAACAGCCCGGTATATTAGGTTGAGAACCGCAGCAACACCAGAAGCTGCAGCAACCTTCCAAGCTGAAAGATTTAATACAGCAGCACTAACTGGTGTGCTAAGGGCACCAAAAAGAAATGTTGCTACTGCTCGTTTAATTGCATCAGAGTACGTCATGATTGCTCCTGTGTGTGTGATTGTCATCCATGTGTGCATCAAGTTTGTCATCCATTCTGTCAACCTTGATAACTAGATGTTCTAATAGACCTCGAGATTCGGCGTGTTGTTCGGTGTTTTCCCGACGCAACCGTTGAAGAACAACCACCACAGGACCTGTGATGATTGCCACAGCGATGGGAACCCACCAGCTCATAAGTTATACCCAACGACTTCCGACAGGCTGTGGGTCAT